TGCGCTTATCGGTGTTACGTGGGTCAGAGACAGACACGAACGTAGGACGACCGACAGTAGCAGGCTCAGTGGTCAGGCGAGCAATACCGTATTCGTCAACAGACGCGTTAGGAATATCGCTACCACCACTAATGTCAGCAGGATCATAATACTGCGGAGCCCACAGAGAGTTGAAGTTCTTCACTTCTTCCCACGTATTTTTGTAGCCACCAGCAGGCTCTTTGGATTTACGTGCAAGGAACTTGCGATAGAACGCGCTGTTCACATCCATGCAAAGCCACACAACGTTCATCGGCAACACAACACCAACAGGCTCGGCTGAGGCGGTGATGAACGTACAACTGATGTTGAGTGTCGGGTTAATCTGACGAACGATTTGGTCTTTCGACGTATCATCCATAAAGCCCGTAACAGCCAACAGAGCAGCAGCGATTTCATTCAGTGTAGTCATAACCGCTCCGTTAGTCAGTAGGTTGGCCGAGTTCAGATTCACGCACCTTACGCCATTGAAGCGTATTGTCTTCAAGCACCATAACCTGATTCACAGCAGGAACCAGCTGGTCTTTGATAGGCACATGTTCTTCACCGTAGCTACCGTTGATAGAGATCATAGTAGCAGGCTTCTCAGGGTGCGTGTGGTCTTTCGGGTCACGATTGTTAGACAACGTTTCATCACCCTCAAGCACAACGCGCGACTCAGCCTCTGGGTACGACAGATAGCCGATACCACGAGTAATCGAAGTAGCAAGCGGAGGCAGAGTCTGGTTGATGATTTTCAGATCGTTTGGGTCATACGTCTGGTCTCCCATGGCATCGTCATAGAAGTACAGCGCAGTCCAAACATCTTTGTACGGGTCAGCCAGGTCTTTCGTTGTGCGCTTAAACGCAGTGCGGAAAGTAGGCGACTCAGGGTCGTAGTCAATCCAGATCGCATTGATCGGAAGGACTACATAACGTGGAACTGCATACGAGCAGTAGAACAACAGACCTAACTGCGAACCATCTTTAGGCAGACGGAACATGATTGGGTTTTTGTTCTGCTGGTGGATATTCGTAAGCAACTCAACGTTACTGATGAACTGTTCAAGTTTCAGTTCCATTGTGTTCTCCGTTTACCAGAAGCGGTGGTTAAAATTATACAGGGTCGCCTGACTTAGGACTGGTAGAACCGTATTTAATACGGAACATATAATCCAGGCTATCGAACGGGAAGTCATTGCGATAGACAACATAATCAAAGCCACCGAGACTGACTTCCGCTGCGCCTTGGAAGTTGAAGTCATTGAACTCCATAGCGCCATCCCATGATCCAGAGAATCCCTGCGCGGTCTCTTGAAAATATCCATAGAGCAAACGCTTTGGCCATGCGACGTAGAAGAAGCGGTTGTTATCAGACGTAGATTCATTCGGTGGGCAAGTGATTGTTTGAGGACTCGATTCACCGAGAATAGTAGTCAGAGAACGGAAGAAGGTATCGTTGTAGTCTTGAATCGACAACACTTTATCGTGTATGCCAAAGCGAGGACCATATTCACCACTGAACGGCACAGACACTCTAACCTTGTTCGACGTAGCATTGAGAGTGGTGCTGACGTTATACGCCTTAGCCACAAGGTCATGCTCGCCTGTATCAAAAGGCAGAGTGAAGTCGAAATATGCAGTCGTTCCAGAAGTAGGCAGGTCAAGTTTCTTGAGCACTGTACCCGCTGCATTCTCAATCTGGAGTGTACCACGCAAAGGCGGATTATCCATTGCGACTAAGAATCGCAGTTCTTTATTACGCAGCGAGAAGCAGTATTCCAAGTTACCTTGAATGGTCAAAGTAAGCATAGAACCTCACAATACGAAAAAAGGAGGACCGAAGCCCTCCTCATTGATTACTGACTCAGAGTTGTGGAGGTACTGCCTGTCGGGTTGATGTTGAAACGATAGATCAGACGCTTCGTAGTACGCGTCGGGTCCAACACGATATCCAGAATCAGGTCGCCATTAGCGATAGTCTGGTTGGTGTTGTTGTTCTCGTCACAGACAACCTGATAGCCCTGAGAACCGGAGCTACCGCTACGCAGACCGCGTGCCAGCTTGATTTCTTCGAGGAACTTCTCGACAATACCTTTCAGATAGCCACGCAGGATGCTATCGTTCGGGTCAAACAGGCCAACGCGGCAAGTGCGCTGACAGACTTCAAGCACGTAGCCCACCATACGCTGAATCTGAATCTGCTGGAAAGCAGAGTTCTGATTGTACTGAGTGCTCGCTTCCCACACCGCATAGCCACCGCCCATAATATCAGGCAGCTTACGGATGTAGTTGACCTGCTCGCGCGTCATTGCATCACGGTCGTCCTGATCATACTTCTGAGCGATAGCATGGAAGTCGAGAGGACCTGATGCAGTGATACCCGCAGGTGCGAACCAGCTACCACGGTTGTTATCCGTGTAGGCAAACACAGCACAAATCTGACCAACACACGCAGTCCACAAATAGCGGCCAGTGTCTTCGTCGAAGATTTTGATATCAGGCGTATACAGAGCCATGTTGGTGTCGTTGACGTTCAACGTCTGACGGCGATAACGAATCGCTTTAGACACAGACTGCTCGGACGACGGGATGCCACAAATAACGAAGCAGTTAACGTGCGCAGCAGCCGCAGCTTTCATGCCGCGGTGGATGATGTAATCCTGAGTAGGACTAATCAGCAGCGTCACACGAACTTCTTCCGGGTCACCGAAGTATTCCTGATACGCTTTCGCAAAGTCATCAGAAGTACAAGTGTCACCGTCAGCACCGCCCTGGAAGAAGATGAAGTCGGTGGTGAAGAAGTCGATATCGGTGGTGAAGTACGGGTTGCGCACGAAGCGGAAGTTGGAGCTTTCGTTTTCCATCGCGTGATCGATACGATACTGGCGGTCAAACTCATCCGCATAATCATACAGGCTGCACTGGTAAGAGTTTACCGGATTGCTGCCGTTCTGATAGTTCTCGTACTCGTCGATATAAAACAGCTTCGTGTTATACGACTTACGGTCGTCAAATGGGTCGAGACCCTTAGGACAGGCCGGACGAATCTGTAACGCCATCTGGTTGTTCCAGTCACCTGGGTTTTCCAGAATAACGTAACCGATGATGTTATCATTCAACGGGTCAGTAGGCAGGAAGCCCAGCTGATCAGGAGAATCTACACCGACGATGTTACCATCTTGATCGGTGTATGGGGTGATACGCACTACAGGCTGAACAGCAGACGCGTCATCGACAGTAACCACACCGACCGCGTATTTTGCGTTCTTAGTGATACGGACGAATTTGAGCTGGTTAGTCTGTTTAGCAACAGGCAGCGCGAGATACAGGCCGAGGCCATACTTGGGATCTTTTGCACCGAAGATGTTTTTCAAATCATCTTTATTACGCACATCAACACGCTGGTTTACAGGGCCGCGACGAGCCTGACCAACAATGCCTACTACTGCCGTAGATAAAGACGTTGCACCAACGGAGAGATCCCGTACACCAGTATAAACACCAGCAGAGGAATGCGTTGAGTTAACGGGCATGATTTGTCTCCTTATATGACTGTCTGAAATTATCGTATAAGAGACTAGAAACGCAAAAGGGGCAGCCGAAGCCACCCCTTTGTTTTAACAATCGCAACCTACGGAATCGAAGTCCAATTTCAGTCCCGGATAGAGTTCATTAAACTCCGTCAGAGGCATATTGAAACCTGCGGCACTTGGATGCCCGTCACCGCCACGAGTACGCGCAATGTAGCGAGCACTGCCTTTGTGGCCTTCCGGATATCCTTGAGAACGGCAGCTAACATACACACGGTCCGGGTCGCGGTGACCTTTACGCACCAGCAGCACTGTTTGGAAGTGCGGATAGTTTTCGTAGACGTGTGCGCCAGTTTCAGACGCGATGTTCTTATCGCAAGGCACAACTGCATGTTTAACACCGACCAGCTCGTTAGGCTCAGAGAAGTTGCTGTTCTCGTCGATCATGCGGCGAATCTTCGCATCACGGTCAGAGATTGCAGCTTCACCCTGTTTGATAATCTGCTCAATATCACCAGACAGGATAATCTTATATGCCTTGCGCACGGTGGGCGGCATATCGGTGTAGATGATACCACACTTCTCAACGTCGCTAAACACGTCCTTAGAATAACCTTCGTAGAAAGCGAATGCGCGTTTGTTAGTACGAATCCACAGATCGCGGTCAGACACCAGTTGGGCACAGCGGATGATGTTGCCTGTGCAGGAGTATTGATGCTGCTGGAACTCACCGACATGCGCCATGTAGGCAAGCAGTGCGCCGCTACCGCCGGAAGCAAACGTCAGAGACACAGGAGAAACGTCGAGCGCAGCACATTCGGCAGCATACTTCTCTTGGTCACGAACATCGTGGTGGTCGAGAACTTTAAAGCCACCAGCGCCGAAGCGTTTAGTGAAGATAGCCATCTGCTTTTCAGTCAGAGAGAAATCAACTACGACAACGCGGGTGTAACCTTTGGGATCTTTGATGAACTCACCTTTATCATCCTTGATGCCCTCAAGACCAGGCAGGTCTTGCAGCAGTACACCATTAGCGTCAACAATATCGCCTTGGTTTTCTGCATAGACAGCAGGATAGAAGTGAAGCGTATCATTGGAATACGCAAGTGCTGTGATGGCCGCAGCGAAACTGCCATCAGCACATCCTTGATGATAGACAACAAGTGTAGTCATGACTAAACCCAGTGGTTGTTAGAATTGTTTCCAGTTTGGGCAGCGCGAGCATGTGCAACCATCTGGCGCAAGCCCTCCAGCGTCCGTTCTAAGTGATCGCGATAGTGTTCGTCGGCAATGTTCACACCGTGATGGAATGCTACAGTAAACAATTGCCATTCATTCGATTGGCGCAGTGCTTCCATTTTACGGTAAAGAATTTCACGACGCTCGCGGGCACGTAACAAACGCTGAATTAAATTAAGTGGATCGTGAGATTTTGAAGCAAGTTCAATGTGAATTGCATCTAAACCCTCATAGTCCAAACGAGCCAAAGCCAGCTTTGCGTTCAGGAACAATTCGCGGCGCCGAAGCTGTTCCTCCTGAGGCATACGGCGGCACTTATCTGGGTGCGTCATACGTGCAATAGCTTTGTAGATTGCCTTACACTTCTTAGCGAGGACGGCACGGGACCACTTCTCATGATCGGCCTGCTGGTCTGCATCACCTTCGTTATCACGCACTTCGTGGTCAGTGTCTTCTTCGAAGTTATCGTCCACCAGCTTCTGCAAGTCTTCTGCATTCGCTTTGTCTTCGAGGTCGTCAGACTCTGCCATGTTGATAATGATGGCCTGGAGTTCGGCGTTGAGTCGCTCAATCTCCATAATAATCGGCTTGTTGTTTTTGTTCAGCTTGTCGATTACTTTGGTAACGCGTTCACAATCAGCACTGTAGCGGAGTTCGAGTGCGGCTACTTCTTCGAGGACTTCTTCAAGCGTTTCGCCGCCTTCCTCTTCAAACTGCGCCAGTTCCTGTGTGTCCACCAATTCAGTGGACTGAGCTAACAGTGCTGGAAGTTGAGGGATAACCATCAACTGAGTATTTGTCATGGGCGAGTAAGCTCCGAGATTGGTTTAGCCACCAGCTCTGCAATGCGCGGCGGGCACTGAGGGTTGCGTTTTAAGTTCTTGTGCAACCACTGCAAGTTGTTACCTGACGAAGACACCTCAGCGCGAAAGCTGGGCAGTTTAAGTTCGTCACGGTGTTTGGCCAGCAGCGCATTCAGTTCATTCAGCAACATTGTTTTTCCTTAAAGAGAAGAAGTCATCAGTTCGAGAACATTTGAAACCACATGCGCAGGACCGATAGAGATACCAGTGTGCGCCTGCAGGTGAATACGTTTCGTAAACAGTTCGAGTGGGTCAGGCCCACCGCCTGTCACTACGATTCGAGGTATCTTCGGGAACATCTCAAGGATGTCTCGCAGTCGTTCAATCTTATAGCTGGTGCTGTCCATCGTTACGTTGGTCAACACTAACAATGATGGTCGCTTGCTTTTGAGTTGTTCATAGTCGAAGCGATCACCGTACAACGTTACCCAGCGAGGCTTGAGCGCTGTCTCTACGCTGTCTTCTACCGCAGCATTAAAGATATTCAACGCTGCCATTTTCGCTCGATAGTCATTCGGGAAACTGCTAATCACCGTGATACGCGGGTCAGACTCAAACGGATTCTGAATCATCTTCGCAAGGTGAGTAAGCTGTTTGGCTTTGGAGACAACACGACCTTTGAAGTAAGGCGACATTGGCTTATAGTCCTGCGCAGCTTCAACTACATCAAAAGTCTCACGCTTGCCAAACAGTAGCTGGGGATCTACACCCAGCGTTTGCATTTGCTTTGCCGCAGCAGGTTCGAAATCGAATGTTAACACAATACCCTCCGTTGTTCATGTCAGGTATTTACAGATTTGGGCTGCGCTGCCAAACAACGAATCTGATATTCAGAGCACGATCATCACGCAAGGCTGTTTCGCGTGGGTCGTGGCGATAGGCGTATTTCTGCAAATGCTCAGGTCTTTCGTGGGGTAAGACTGCATGAGCAGGATTGGGCACAGATTCATAGGTGTGACTCTCAATCACCACCAGATTGTCAATACGAAGAACACCAGGAACCTCGAACACAGTCGGCAGATTGCCGGGCGTAGTTGCAGTACCAAGAACTGTCTCATGATACTCCACTAATGCTTTCACTAACGCCCGCCCAACAGCAGTAGTGAGCGTCAGATTATACTCGGTTCTAAATTCCATGGTGTTCTCCTATTATTACATCAGTGGCATTTCTGGATCGACGTAGGTGTACAAGAACACCACGTTCCAACCAGAGGCAGCTTCAGGGTTGTTGTGGAAGCGATATCCATAGAACATCAGGATGCCCGTACTACCTTCACCCAGTGTTGGGTCATAGATAGTGAACGCTTCTTCCAACTTGAGCGCGTCAGCAATGCTGATAGCCCAGTTATCCAAATCAAACGGACCTTCTGGAACTTCCCACGAATACGAATGCTTCTGCCAGTGTTCGGCCTGCATGTCAGTATCTTTGGAAATCCAGTCGAGATGTTTAAGTCCCATGTGCAGAGCGACAGCGCGTGGAATGCCGTGCTCGTTCATGTAACGCTGCAATTGATCAAGACGCATTGCATAGTTCCTTAATGGTGCGTGGGAAGACTGTCACATTAATGCGCGTGTGATCTTTGTGTTCAGGATGCGGTAGGCATTCATGAGACACAAGCCAGACGTTCGTGCATTCGAGTTTATCACGCATCACCATTAACAGGTTGGACATGACAGACACGCTATGCACAAAGTTAGAATAATCGAGAGTGAGGACCATTACTTCACTCGTCGGTTCTTCATCGCCTTGGTTCCACAGGCTAA